CAGCACCAAATATCAATAAATATTCACACGGGTACTTGAATTCTCCATCGACAAAGATTGGTGAAAGTAGAGTTTATGGTGATCCTTATACAGCCGAGGAACTATTTAAATACGGATTGAGACCATCAGATAGAAGAGGTAAAGCTGGTCGACCTGCGGGTGCTGGTCGAATGAATGTTCGTGCTGACCCATTAAACCAGGGTGGTATGTTAACAGGTGTTCGTTCGGATACATCCCGTATTGATGGTCGGGTAAATTCTGCAGACGGTGCTTGGACACAAAATTACAGACATAACGATTATCACCAATTCAATGCATACAAAGGTAACGAAAATCCAAATTCTTCTCAAAGTGGTTTAGATATAGCTAAAAATCAATTGTCCAAAAACCCATTGGCACATAGTTTTTCTTAAAAATATAATAAAATAAGTAATTCACTCATTAAAATAATGCTCCTATATTTTAATGAGGGTACATACCTTAGACATAGATAGTGGAGAAAGAGATCCCGTTTCTTATTCGAATCCTGCAGACTATGTTGTTAAATTAAAAACACCTGTTTATGAAGTCACAAAAATTTCATTAATATCAGCACGTATTCATAACAGTCAGTTTCTCATACATTCTCGAAATAATCAAATGCAAGTGTTAACAAATGGTGGGAGTACCCAGACTGTAACTATACCCATTGGAAATTATAGCGGTCAAGAACTTTGCTGACGCTGAAAAACTGCATGTACTGTTATAACCGGTGCTACTTTTGATAAAGATACGAATGCAATAACTTTTACAGGCTCAAGTGATTTTACATTCAAATTCTATTCAGGTACGAATGGGTACAATACAAACGCTATAGGGTATACTACACCACACGATATACTTGGTTTACCAGCATCTGATATTTCATCTAGTGGTTCTTCATTGACGACTGGTAGTATTAATTTACAGGGTGCGGATGCCATTATAGTAAAACTGAGTAGCGGGTCTGATGAATTTAATAAGACTATATTTTCGGATACACCTTTCTATACTGGACGAATACTCATGTGTGGAGACGTAATTAACTATTCTGGTGTAGATGATGCCGTCGAACATAATTTTGATAGTGGTGCACAAAAAATAATATCAAGTTTACGTGTTCAATTTTATTATAGTAGTAATAATCGTCTCATACCGTACGATTTTAGAAATGCGAATCATATATTAAAACTTGCTGTAACATGTTCTACAGATAAAATGGAAAATATACCTAGATCTAAACGAGGGGAAAGTTTACCTACACCTATGGAAATCCCCTATGAGTTTAGAGAGGATGTACATAAATGGGATGGTTTTATACCTATATTTATGGTAGTTGCAGTAGGTTTATTTTTACTTTTAATTATAAAGAAACCTAAGCGACCTGAACTTACTTAGTAACAGCGAACACTGGTTGCGCTGGCTTGTTAACCTTGGAAGACAATCTGGAAGTGATCATAAACACAAAGATGGACAAGAGAGTGGTAAACAAAGCGGTAAGTGTGTAGTTCATACCACCGTTCTTGTTAACCTTGATCACTTGGTTAACCAACCATCTGACCAAGTCAACCCACGAAAGGGCGGCGGCGAAGGAAAACCCAGCGACGATAGCGTTGAGAGATTGCGACTCGAGTTCCGAGGCGACGAGCGTGATAGTTTCTTTGGCAGCAGACATTTTTTTATACTATAAATGTAGATTTTATTCTGGGAGAAAGTTTTCCTCGAATAAAATTTTCTTATACTTTTTCGTATTTTTTAAGTACCCTTTCATATTTTTAGGGGGTTTTTCCTTAGAAGAAGAATACCCTGAGGATTCAGATTCGGTTTCAGATTCGGTTTCAGTTTCAGTTTCAGTTTCAGAGTCTGAGCTTTTACCCGAACTATCATCATCACAGTTCGATATTTTAAAATACCCAATATTCTTGTCAAATCCTTCTAAATCAGAAGTCTCCATTACTATCTATAGCATTTTTTAACATCTGTTCTGTTGGATTTTTCGGCACCCACGTATCCCAATTATCGTATGCCATGTTCATTTTAACGAATTTGTATTCTCGTCCAGAATACCTTTCGAATTCAATATCGTCTTCGTTTACTATATTCAATTCATCTTCTTCACTATCTGATTCATCGTAAATTTCTGGAAAATATGAACCCGTTTTCTTACCAACTTCGTTCATTGCACAATACTTCATAGCGTATTCCATATCTTTAGAAAGTATAGTATCGCGACCACACGCTTTTGCGTATTCTGCTGCAAAAACAACGGCCTGTTCCATTACGGGTTGTATAACATCTAGAGCCGTTTGTTGAAACTGTTCAGTGAGTTGTGTTGTAGCGTCTTTTTCTTGTTGATTCATTGTATTAAAATAATGTTTTAGCAATACCGTTCTCCACTCGGAGTATGTTATAACTATGCGCTAAAACTCTAAGTTCTCTTTGTGCTGAATTATCAGGTATTACTTTAAGTTTTAATATTTGATCTTTAACCATACTGAAATTTTTCTGACCTGTTGGATACCATCGTTCAGGTTCGAGTGCAAAACTGTACGAATAGTATCTTCTAAATAATTGTGTTCTTGAATGGTGTATTCCACTTTGTATAGCGCGTAAATTTATAACATCACCTGTTTTTTCGTTTAAAATTGTATTATCATCGAGTATTAGTTCTAAACTTGTTAAATGTTCATAATTAATATATTCTCCGTCATACAATTGAAACTGAGAATCGTAATCAAAATTGGTAACAAAGTGACCACCAACAACCTTTCTAATTCTTTGAATTATAAAAAATAACTCTTTTATGGGATTTTTAAAATTAAGGTTATGTTTAACATCGACTATAGAATCTATATTAGGATCTTGTGGTATTACTTGTTTACTTTCTTGTATTTGCGTAATAATATAATCTTTACTGGTATTTATGAACTGTTCTTTTTCCTGTTCATTTAGAGAAATCATTTCTATATTTATTTTTGTATTTTGTATGAGTCCCTTTGTTGTTACATAGTCTCCTAAGTAACGAACATTATCAGAATCAGCTGGAGTGCTAGAATTGTGACCAAATACACAATCACTACATTTCCTAAGTTTAATAACAATTTCAATTTCCTGTTTATCTATTGCACAAATGGGAATAGCAAGTTCGGGGTTATTGTGGAAATAAAAGGGTATATCAACTAAAAATTTCTGTTTTTGTGTTGCAAATCCTAAATACCCAGAAATTATGTTATTGCATACAGGTGTACCTGATAATTCTAAAGGTGGTTTTCCAATAAGTTTATCTAGATTTCGTTGTTTTGTTTGTGTCACATAATTATCAGAATAAATGGCTAAAAAATCACTTGGTATACGTTGTACAACTTCTCCACCTATGATAAGTTCTGCGTATTCTATTATAGCATGTCCTATAGACTCAACATACCCAATACCTGCTACACCACCTATTAAGTTTTGTTGTATTTCCGATAATTCGAATTTTAAACTTACTGTTTTTAAAAGGTCACCTTGGTCTTGAGGTATGGTACACCTTATGGTATTACCGAATTCAACTTCGCCTTCAACGTCTAAATCGACAAAGAATGGTGCAAAATTAGAGTGTTTTTGAAAATTTTTTATGAAATAGGTATACTCTGGATCATCGGTAAAAAAAGCGTCCTGTGGACCAGATGTTTCTAATTGAACACGTCCAGCCATTACTAGTATAACTGACTAAAATTTTAAACCACCAAGTCCGCTTTCAACGTGCAAAACATTATAGTTAACTGCATACACGTAAACTTTGTGTCCAAAACTTGAATCTGGACTATCGAGTTCTATTTCTATCAAATTGTGTGCAATTCTACTCATGTTAACTTGTCCTGTTGGGTAGTACGTTTCTGGTTTTAGTGAAAAACTGTATACACCGAAGTTATTTTCTGTAGTTCCCGTGTAGTATTTTAGAGGTTGTTCATAGCTTAGCATCAAATTATCAGCGTCTATAATTGTATTATTGTTAAATTTCATTATAACATGTTTAATTGGGTTGTATTTAAATACATCGTCGCTTTTAGCTATAAAAAACATTTCCTTAACGGGGTTTTTAAAGTTAAGCATACCAGACTTTTTTGTTTCACCAGCTTTCATTTTGAATTGTGACATTTGAAGTTGTGTTATAACATATTCGATTGGTCGCGATAATAAGAAATTCTTTTCGTTTTCGGTTATATAAAAGAAATCTGTTACCAATGAAACTTT